CTTCTTTATTTAAATCTCCAACCTCTTGCGATAAATCCTGTATGCCTTTTAAGGCTTTGTCAGTTTTTGCTTCTAGGTCTATAATTATTTTTTCTGCCATTTCGCTTCTCTTTTAATTTTTTTACCTGCACCCATTAACCCACTAGGCAAATGATACTTACCTTGTGCTATACGGATGTTCTCTGTTTCTCCTTTTGCTAATTCTAATAAATCTAGTATATTTTTTATCATAGCTTGTTTAATAGTTCTAAATCACTTTTGCCTGTTAGCAGGTTTGTGTTTACGCTGTTTATAATATACTCCCTACCATTTATAATAAATACATCATTAAGCTGATAGTTTAACAATATCCTTAATGGCAAAAATGCTTTTACTTTTACTAATCTTCTTTTAGCATTGAAAGTATCTACAATATAATTCTTATAGTAGTTCTCAAATAAGCTATCATCTTCTGCTAGTCCTGTGTACTCGTCTATCTCTGTGCCAAAACTTAAAGATTGACTTGTGCCGTATGTATTAGATGGTCTATTATATGTAGTTAAACCTGCTGCTGTGCCTGTACTTGTACCATTGTAAAAACTTAAATAATGCCCTGCTGTTAAAGTTTCGTTTGTTATATTTAAAATAAGAGGGTCTATGTTAATAGGGTTTTGGTCTTTGTCAGTACAGTAGCCGCTTAACCATAAATATAAAGTACCCCACAAAGGATTATTAGTTTCGTCAAAAAAGTCATCACTTGCTCCACTTGTAAAAGTCAATCCTGTAAAGTTTTCTATCTCATCTACAATAGGTACTTAATTTTATAGCAGGTTTTAAGTCATTGTATCTTATACCGTGATTATGTGAACCACCACCGCCACCCCCTGTATCATAATGTAAATTACGGTCATTAGCAATATGCGTACCACTATCAAAGAATAATCTTTCTGTGTGTGATATTAAAGGGTATCTTATTGCTCCACTTGCTAAACTACTTTCTAATCCTGTTTTTACAGTTGATACTCCGTACTCGTGGTCATAAGTAGTAACTCCCTGAAACACTGTACTTAATTTAGTCTCTTTTAGTTTTGTTTTTAAATCTACTGTTTCTCCAAAGAATGTAATTTTGTACGAGTGTGCTTTGTTGTTTTTTAATGTAACACCATCAAGCCCTATAAAACCTTTCCTAAATGGCAGGTTGTTTAGTTCTATAATCCCTGAAACTAAATCATTAGCATTGAAAGAATATGCTAAATCAATATCATAATTATAATAGTGCTTAAATATTTTATTATTAGTCTTACTTGCAGGTACATTAAAAGATTGACTAAAGGCTGTAAATATAGAACCTATATCCTTTACGTTTTGGATACTGTCAGTTATAGTAACACTTTCGTCTTTAAATAACTCAACCCTTTGCCCTTCTATGTATAATTGTATAACCACTATCTTACTGTGTTTATTTTATCAAAAGCATAATCAAAGTCTACTGTATATTGTACAAGTCTATCATTAAGGCTTGTTTTGTATGTTACACTTTGTGTCTTGGGTATTACAGCTAATACGGTTTCTAGGTTGTTGCTATCAGGTGCAGGATTGTCTAGTCTAGTAAGCCATACTTGCTCTGACATCATAAGCTGTTTTATTACTTCGTTATATTCTTCTGATAGGTAGTTAGTGTTTAGTGAAATACTTTCCTTACCCATTTTGTTATATTGGCTTACTTGTGGTTTGTAAGTGTCGTATGTTAGTGTGCCAAAGTCTACTACATTTGATTTGTAGGTTTCGCCTTTTGTGTTTAGGCTCGATGTGCTTTTAAGGCTAAAGTACATATCCTGTAATGCACCAAACTTGTTAATAAACGTAACTTTGTAAGGCTCATACTTTGAACAAGGCTCTGTGCTTATTTTAACGGCTTCTGTGCCACTATCTGAATTGATATATAGTTCATCTACCAAGCCTATGTCTACGCTGTCTAAAAACGCATCTAAAAGGCTATTGTCTTCAAGTACACCACCGTCTGCTAATACACGTTCTTTGTAATTGTCTGTATTGTCAGCACCTGATACTGTGATGTAGTCTATTTGTCCGTTAGTGTTTGTGCTACTGCTTATGCTTTGTACTCGTTTTACCTCTCCTTTGTATAGAAAAGAAACGCTATCTGTGTCCTCTGTGAATACAGGTACTCTAACATTTTGGTCACTAGGTCTGAATATTTTGTAATTACTTTGTAGGTACGTTCTACTTAATTCAGGATTGATAGCATCTTCAAAATATCCGTAACCGTCAAAAGCTATATAGTCTGTGCTTGTTGTGCCTAAACTAGAACCACCACCATTGATAGCATCAAACATCTCTATATCAGCTTCAACCCATACGGTTTGACTGTCGTACTCTCCATCAAACTCTATATCTAGGTAATCCCTTACAAGTTCTGCAATTTCAAAAACAACATAGTTGTTACTGCTTATCTCGTTTTTAGTTATTGTGTATTTAGCTGTTCCCTTATCCGTTGTAAATGTACCTGTGTATATATACAGGCTTAAAGTAGCTGATGCCAAACTAGCATTACTTGCTTTTACATAATATGGACTTCTTACGTTTATTTTAGTTGCCACTTGTCGCTGATGTTAAAAATTCTTCTAAATCTAATTTGTATGCATCTACTAACTCTTTTGGTAGTTTGTCAAATGCTTGTTCAAAACTCTTTGTAAAGAAATTGCTTGGCTTAATACCCTTTCTAAATATACTTCTAGCCATTAGATACTGTAAACTCTTTCTCTTTATAAATTGCCCTTGTTCGTTTCTTACTCCTTTAATACCTTTTCTCACTAACCACTTGTCTAATGCTTGTGGTGGAGGCATCTTATCCTTATAACTAAATGGTGTGTTGTATTTCTTTTTAGTACCACTTACACCCTTGTCCTGATAAATACCATATTCTTCCATAAAGAAGTTTAGTATAAATGCATTCGCAGAGGTTTTAAGGTCGTATTTAAGGCTGTTGTATAATTCCTTACTACTATTCTTTTTGCCTTTAGTTAGTCGTGTCCTAGATTGCTGTATAACCCTCTTGGCAAAGCCCTCTTAATATATCCTCTGTATTGTCTAGCATAGGTATATGTCATTAGGAATAGTTATGTCAAAGGTTGTACTCCACCCTGCTAGTTCGTTCTCAAATCTGTCATAGAACGGCTCACAGCTAGGGTCGCTATCAAGTGAGTACACATCGCTAACGTCTGCTTGTCTTAACAATCCAAACAATCTATTTAAAACTGCTAGTTGTGTGTTAAGTACATCTTGCTCGTTGTTGTTGCCTATAAATATATCTGTTGTTTCTTCTTTACTAAAGTCTACAACATCCATAGCTAGGACTGTGATGTTAAATCTAATTACTTGTTCTTGTATGGTTGCGCTGTTTATGATAACGTGCGACAATGGGAATATAGTTTGCTTGGATAAGTCTATCTCTGTTAAATCTCCTGTTGTAACCGTATTGACATTTTCATCCAATAGTAGTTGGTCTTTTATAGTTTGCGTGATTAGGTAAAAACCTCTTACTGCTGTATTAGCCATTTCGTTTAATTCTTTTTGCTTCTAATTCGTTTTTCTCTTTCATAAACTCTAATGCATATAAACATTCGTGCATATTTAGTTTAGTGATATTTTCAAATCTTGTAACGTCTCCTTGAGCCAATCCGTATATTGATTGATACCAACCCCACTTTGCTCCAAAGTTTGCTTCTGTTGATAGGTCATTTCCTGATTGAGTGAATAATCCATCATAACCTGACACAATTCGCTCCCTAAATTGTAAAAAAAAACAATAGAACCTAATACAACTCCTAAAGGCATATGCTTGTACTCTAGGGCATCTTTAGCTTCGTATGGCTCTATGTTGTATAATTTGTCATAACTGCCCTGTACGGGTCTATAAAGGACTGCCATAGCTTTCTCTATGTTATCCCAATCCCCCAAGTATGTGTCTATGTCTATGTATTCCCCAAAAGACATATCGTCTAGGTTAGGTATAAAGCCGTATCGTTTGCCGTTTAGCTTAAACTCTCTTGTTAGTGCAGGAGTGTCCTCGAACATCTTTGTAAGGGTTGCTACTATTGTTTGTATGTCGGCAGCTTTGATGTTTCTTACAACTGTGTCAGGCACTTGGCAGAAGATACCCACCATTTTAAGTGCTACTTGGTTTTCAGTTAAGCCTTCAGGTAGTTTAAGATACTGTTGGTATTGACCAAGAGTAATCTCGTTTAGGCTTGTAGGTACGTTTAATTCATACTTCATATAAATATAACGTATATAAAGCAGGTTTTTAGGAATAAAAAAAAGGGCTATAAAAGCCCTCTATAAAATTGTTGTGTTTTGTGTAGTAATTCCCACACTATATAGTCCTTGTCTTTAGGATGTCTAGCCTTTACGCTTATCCCTATGTCTGTGTGTATGTGGGTTATTATAACCCCTGTGTGTAGTTTATGTAGTTTCATCTCTTACCGTTTTCATCTACCTGTCTGCTGCGCTTGTTTGTTCTGTGGTATTGATACGTTTCTTGCCATTCAGCTAAAGGTATAAACCTAACATTCTCGTCTATTTGTTTCTTGGTCTTTTTCATATCTCCATCTTTTGCTCCCATAGTACAGGTGTCCACTCCTCAAAGGTTTCATTCCAATATACCTCTTGCATAGTTTCCCCTGTATCTCTAAAGTGTTTGTTTCCTATTTCTACTATCATATCCCCAAGTAATGTTTAGACCAAACTAAAAATGTTAGTGTCAGAATAACCACTATAAAAAGTTTTAAATCTTTCATAACCCCATCCATTTATCAGCGTGAGCGCATAGTTGGCAAAACGTGCATACTAATCCAAAAGCAGCTACGTATATTATTGTGTCAAATATAAAGTTTTCTATCTTACGTTTCATAATGTTTGTTTTAAAGGGGGATTGCTCCCCTGTTTTTTTATGTAGTTTTTATTTCAGGTAAACCATAAGTGTTAGTGGTTATTTTTTATTCCTTAGGTAATTGGTTTCTTCCCATCTTTCTCTAAACAATGCAGTTTCATCAAGTATTTGTCTTCCTGTTAATCCTTTGCCTTGTAAGCTTTCAAAGTAATGTTTAGACCAAACTAAAAATGTTAGTGTCAGAATAACCACTATAAAAAGTTTTAAATCTTTCATAACCCCATCCATTTATCAGCGTGTGCGCATAGTTGGCAAAACGTGCATACTAGTCCAAAAGCAGCTACGTATATAATTGTGTCAAATATAAAGTTTTCTATCTTACGTTTCATAATGTTTGTTTTAAAGTGCTAATATATAAACTATATTTTAATTAACCAAATGTTTATAAAACTAATGTATGTAATACTTACCAAAGTTAGGTTTACTTAATATAGAGTAGCAGGAGTACCTAGCTGCATCAAGTGTGTGGTTGTGTAAATCTTCAGGTACGTTAGTTATTCTACCTGCTCTATCTTCTTTCCACTTATAGCTTCTGAATTCTTTTATCATATTCTCGCTATCCTTTGTTACGTGGAGTTTATACCTTTTAAGTAGGTCTATCCCTGCTAGTACAGAATTAGCACCTTTATAAGACTTCATTACTTTGTGTCCGTATCTACGCAACTGTTCTATTATTTCAGGTCTTGCGCTATCTGCATAAGTCATACCTAATACCTCTACTCCTTTTAGATATTGGTGTATGTCCTCTGTTGTCATCTTTGACCTGTATAGCATTTCTTTAAAGTATAGGTTGTGGTCTTTCTTGTATGTTGCAACAAGTGTAGTAGGGTCGTTAAATCCAAAGTCCATCCCATAAGCCACAAGCTGTGCATCGTCAGGTATGCTATCAATCTCCGTGTATTTGAATATAGTTGCTTTAGATATTGCTCTTTGTCCAAGTCCATATATTCTCCAATAGTTCTCATCTGTGTCTTTTAGTAGTTCTATCTCGCTTCTTATGCTATCGTCTAGGAATGGATTGTCTAGGTAGGTAGTGTTGTATATTTCTACATCTTCCCTTTGCTCTAGCTTCTCCCATATCCAATGGTACTCATCAGAAGGGTTAAGGTCTCCTACTATCTTGTCTGTTGTTCTAAATACCAACTGCTGCCAATCTTCAAATGTCAGTTCATTCATCTCATTGGCGAAAAGTAAATCTCTTTTACGTCCTCTTACCTTTTGTGGTTGGTCTAATGATATAAACTCTATGAGGTTACTGTCTAGCTTATACTCGTGGTTGCTCTTATTGTGGTGCTGTTCATCGTATAAGTCCATACGTTTGAGTATCTCTAGGAAGTCTCGCATTACAGTAGCACGTACAGCAGGGAATGTCTTACGGCATATAGTAATCGTTTTGTTTTCGTTGTGTTGGCAATAGTGTAGAATAATCCACAGTAGAACATTGTATGTCTTACCGCTCCTAGTTCCACCTACTTCTAATGTTATCTTCTTATTAGAGTTGGTTAGATGGTTGTATACTTTATTTACTTGTATTGTGGTCAATCACTTCTACCTTAAAACTCTTTTGTTTTGTGTCGTGCTTTATCTCACGCTTTGTACCATTTAGCCTGTGCGCTTCTTCATCACTACTAATCATCTTCATAGCTGCTATTTGCAATACAGGTGCAGCTTCAGTTGTAATCCAATTATTAAGTAACGCTACTTTCTTAACAGTTCTATTTTCTTCTATTGCCTTTTTTATGCTGTTAAGTTCGTTAAGTTTATGCTCATAAAAAGTAGGCTTTGAACAGGGTAAATAAGCAACTACGTGTTCTATAAACATCAGCTTATGCTCTTTAATGGCTTCTAGTGATTTTCTTTCTAGTTCTTTAGTGTCGTACATAGTTAAGCGTATTAAGTTATTGTAAACCGCTTATAAGTATAACGTAATTAGTTTACTTTTTTAAAACACTAAATTATATATGCTATTCCAAATAGCTATTGTCATAATTCCTATTACTATCCAAGCTAATATTTTTGTGTGGTTTATTTTCATAAGTTTATTATTATTTCAATCGCTCCACCTATTGCTCCTATTGTTAGAAAGGCAGCCCATATAATTACTATTATGTATATAGCTTTTTTCACAGTATTACTGTTTCAGAAGCATTGTATATAGTTGCTTGTTGGTTTCTAGGTCTTATATTGTTTCTACGTGTTTCTTTTAACTCGTTTCTCAATTCGTCTATCTGACCTTTTAGTTCAACTATCTTTTCTTCTAGTACCCTGTTTTCGTACACCATTGTCTCAACAGTAGCGACAGTACCCTTTTTAGTGTACAAGTTGTATACTCTATCGTATGCCTCTTTAAATGCAGGGTTATGGTCGTAATCCCAATCAAAGTTGTTTAGTGCGTGTATTACAGTTGCGTGTGTCTGCCCTAGTGTATCCCCAATAGACTTGTAACTCATCTTGGTAGTTAGGGTAAGTATCTTGTAGTATATCTTTCTTGCAAATACTATTTCTCTGTGTCTAGTGTTTATTGTTATGTCTTTCCCTGTTTGCTTCTCAATCAAAGTTTTTAGGTGTTGTATGTTCTCCCTGTTTCTTTGTGTAGTATTTAGTAAGAAGTTTTTGTATTTCATCTGTATAATAGTTTATTAGTTTCTCGTTTGTGTTTTCGTATGCTCTTTGTAGTTCGCCTTTAAAGTAGGCATAACTTTTTATTAGTGTAGTCTTACGCATCTTTAAATACTTTGCGTTTGTTTATTAATTGCCATATCACTGTTGGATACATATGATATTTTCTACCTAATTCATTATAATTTTTTATTACTTTGTATTCTTCTCTTAATTTTAACACAAACTCTTTCGGATATTTTATAGATGCTTTATTACCTTTTGATGTATCTCTTTTACGTTTTTCTTTAGGTATGTCCATTATATTATCTCTCTGTGTGCCTATGGCTATGTTATTCCAAGAATTGTCTAAAGCGTTTCCGTTTAAGTGTCTGACTACAATACCATCTTGAAATAATTTATCTCCATATTTTTGATATGCTTGTAATCTATGCGTTTGAATATAAAGTTTTTTATTATTATTATTTAAAATTGTTGTTCTTTCATACCCTTCATTATTTATCGAACCAATCCTTCTGCGTCTTAAACCAATTAAACATCCGTCTTTTGTAACCCTGTAACCTTTCTCGTATGCTAGTTGTTCTTTATTCATAATTTAAAGCATCTAATATAATCATTTCTTCTTTAACCTCTTGTAGCATTTCTAAAGCATCTTCATAATCTCCTAGCTTGATGGCTAGTTGTATGGTTTCCATATCGCTTATAAATCGTTTCATAGCGTACCTCTTAATGTGTAACTATCTAGGTCTGCATCTTCTATAAAGAACATCTTGTATCTGTCTATTGCTTCTAGTGTTTTGCGTTCTCCCTCTAAATAGAAGTCCTCTGATACATCGTATATCGCTATGTCTAGTGTGCCTTTGTCTAAAGCTATAAACGTAAACTCTGTGTAAGGTATGTTGAATAGTTGGCAGTATATATAAACTTGAATATCATAACCGTATTTTCGAGCTGAATAAGGGAATGAAGATTTCACGTCTGTTGATGTCTTAAGGTCAACGATACCTCTGCTACTCAATACATCTGCTTTGCCTCTAAATGGCATCATATCTATATTACCAATAGCAGGTACTTCTGTTTGACAATCAGTAATAAGTTGTAAGGCTTGTTCGTTCTTAAAGAAAGCATCTATTAACCTTTCGTTTTCGCTACGCTCTTTTGCTGTAAAACATTCTCCATACTCCTCTACTGCTTCCTTAAACTTTTTAGCGTTTCTACTTTGTACGTCTATGAATTTTATCTCGCTGTATTTTTCAGGCTCTAGTATAGCTGTGTGGAATAAATGCCCTGCACGTAAAGCAGGTGAAGTTTCGTTCTTGCTGTACTTTGTAATGTAGTGATATTTTTTTGGGCTTGTCTGTAACAATTTAATGCTGCTGCTACTTAATGCGTGTTTACCTAAATGCCCATAGTAAAAGCTATCATCATCCATTTTAGATAGTAACTCTTGCCTATCCCACTTCTCTCCGTTTAGTAATGTTATCATAATCTATATGTTTGTTATAATGTTTTCTCTTGTAGTTTCTCGTATAGTTCTTTGTAATCGTCTGCAAGGTCTTTATACTTATCTCGCTTCTCTCTTAATCTGTTTATGATTGCATTGGCTTCTTTTATTTGCATCTCACAAGCTGTTGCATAAATATAGGAGTTTGTCAAATACTCTGTAACGTGTTTCAGTTCTTTGTTGTCAGGGCTTTTCTCTAACCACTTCTGTATAATGTGTGAAGCTGCTGTAAAATCTCCTTGAAATTTAAGTTTTAGTAGTTCCCTGTTCATCCTTGTTTTTTAGCTGTTCTACTACTTGTTCTAGTATCATATATATTTTAACTATATGCTGTTCTAGTTCTTGTATTCTTGCTGATTGACTTGCTCGTTTCTTATTCATTCTTTTCGTCTAGGTAATCGTTTGCATCTATGCATAAGGGATGGTCATCATCCATAGCAATATTAAATGTAGTTCTTAACCCTACACCTCTAAAATAGTCTATGCGTTCTTCCCAACTCATAGCAATAAAATCTTTATTATTCATATATGTTTGTTATTATAGCTTGTTTCTCTTGTAACAAATATACACTTTTATTTTGTTTGTTGGTGTTCCACATTGTAGTTTTAGGACAATACAGTTCTTCCTTCTTTAAATCCTTTAAGTCATTTAGCCAAAACATATAGTTTCCTTTAGGGTCATTTACAAAGTAAAACTTCTGAATATCGCTATCCATCTTCATAAGATTGTTATACTTACCAACCTCTAGTATTTTGGTTTCATAGTACTTATCTCGGAATTTCATTTCGATTACAGCCTTGTGTCCTTTCGGACTTATTCCCTGTGCATCGTATGGTAAATTTGTTTCTCCTGTATGTACCAGCCTCCAACCATCAAGGTTAAGTGCAGTAACTAGGGCTTTCTCAAAACTATGTATTAAGTCCAGTTTCATATATCCTTGTTATTTGTGCTATCCATTCTTTTATACGTTTTGGGCTGCACGTACAAGGCTCGTGGTAAGGGTGTGCAAATAAATCAGCGTGTACCTCACATACAAATTTATACTGCTCGTTTGTTAGTTTGTTTCCAAGTGTAGCAAGAAACACCTGCCATTGTGATACTTGGTGTTGGCTCATTTTTCCTTTTGGCATATTATAGTTCTATGTCGTTCCACTTCTTTCTACGGTCATCACACCCACAGTCAGGATATATCTTTTTGTAAACATATCTTATACCTGTGTACTTTGTAATGTAATATACTAAATCTCCTAATCTCATAATAACTCATTTATTGGTAGTATAATTCCTTTACTAGCCATATTATCTCCACCTTTTTTATCTCTATCTGTGTTTATGTATTTTCTGCATTTTGCTTTTAAATCTTCTGTTTTAACTATATAAAGTTTATCTAAATATATATAATATATGTCAGCCTTTGTAGTAGAGATACCACTTGGCTTACCGTTACAAAAATACTCTACATAGAAATTACCTGTTACTTTATATTGCGCATCGCTTTTAACTTCAACACCTATTTTTAATTCAGGAATATATATATCCCAATCTAAACAGTAACCGTCTATTATGTAGGCATTAGGGTATTTTTCCTGAATAAGCAACAAGGCTTTCTTCTCATACTCTTGACCATTCTTTAAGTCCTGTTCAAATTTATTAGTCATATTAATTCTAACATTTCATTTTTTAAAATATCTTTAACTATATGGTAACCGTTATATACCTCCCTGTATTTTACATTATTTAATTTACAATAATTTGTAAAGCTTGGTTTTTCCATATTGTTTATTTCTTCAAAATAGTGTACGTGTTGCTGTAATTTGTATAAACTACTGTTTTTGTTGTTTTTTAATTTATTAAGTATTTTTTTGTATTCATTGCTAAATAAATCATAATCTAAATTTTTTTCTGCTCTAATTTTTTTAGGCTTTGTTTTCATATGCCTTTGACCATCACTATGTAAAAAAACTACATCCCCATCATTGTCAAATCGCATAGAAAGCATAGTTTTTATTCTTCGTTTTTTTCTATATAAATCTATATACTTTGACTTAATAACTTTATATACATACATATGATTATAACCATCTTCGTAAGATATATCATAACCTTTTTTTAATTTTTGATAAATTTTTAAATACATATGGCTTAATACATCTTCAGCGTCTTGTTTGTTTAATCCAAAACTCATTGCAATTCTTAACCATTTTTTTCTATCTCTATATATTTGTTCAATCATAATTTCTCTTTTATTTTGCGTTTAACTTTCTGATAGGTATTGTAAAGGCTTCTATACTCTATGTTAGTTTCCCTAGATAGTGCTGATATATTGTTAGTGTCCTGTACAAGTTCAAATACCTTTTTGTCGTACCAATGCATCTCATTTAATGCTTGGTTTACTTTGTCAAAGGCTTCTTCAAATATCTTTTCATCTTCAAGTTCTACCTTTGTCTTTTCTTCTATTAGGTGTTTTATGTAATCGTCTGTTAGGTCTACAACTTGTGTACGTTGCTCCTTACGACATAAATCTAAAAACATACTACGAAGCACCTTATAAATATAAAAGTCGTTTATATCGTCTTTATACGAGATATCTATTCCGTTCTGTATAAGCACTAGGAGTTTAAGATACATCTCTTGTACCAAGTCCTCTGATGTGTCAGGATTACACCCCCAACTACGGCAATAACTTATCCATTTATTATGTTTGCTTGTTAGTATGTCGGTTATCAAAATAGTCTTTGTTGGTTTTTGTGGTTGTCTATTCGTTTTATTGCTGCATCGTAATACTCTTTATCAAGTTCACAAGCCGTAAGGTCAAAGCCTAAATTATGACAGGCAATAGCTATTGAACCACTTCCTAAATGAGTATCTAAAATCTTATCGCCCTCTTTTGCATAGTTCGTAAGTAACCATTCGTATAAAGCTATCGGTTTTTGCGTTGGGTGCAACCTATTGCTATCATTGTTATTTATTTTTACAAGTTGTGGTAATTTATCTTTTGAATACCAAGCGTATTCTACTTGGCTCATTGTAGGAAGATAAACCATTTTATCCCACGTTATTAAACCTCTGCAACTTTTTTCCCAAAGTATAGGAAAGTAATTACCACCCCAAACAATCTGTTCTTTTGAAACTCTAATCAACTCTATAAAATATTTATCAGTTGGTGTTTCTTTATCCCACCTATTTTTAGAGTATTTAGTCAATCCTCCAACACAACCACCATAACTACTCCTATATAGTAATTTATCAATACCATAAGGTGGGTCTACAATAGCAAGGTCAAAGTAATTATCTTCATACCTTGCCATTAGTTCCATATTATCCTCACAAGTAATCATAACAGTTCTGTTTGCTCACGTTTAGGATATTGTATAGGGTTCTTACCCTCTATGTTAAAGCCTACGTTATTTAATACGCTTTCTAGTCTAATAGGGTCTTCCATTGGTGTAGGTCTGCCACCTGTGTCTACATCTTTAATCTTCTTAATATGCAAGTGTGAATACATCCAATCAGCAGGATGGTATATGTATCAGAATATTCTAATCTCGCTTGTTGCTTGATAATCGTACTCGTGTCCTGATATACCTTTTAGTACATCTTTGTCTTTGTTTAGTGAGTTGTAAGGGTCTAATAAAAAACCCTGATAATCCCAAGCCTTTTTTACGTGCTGTGCTAAATCAAGTAATGATTTGTAAGTGTATAGCTTTGAACCATCAATAAATTTAAAGTGTTCGTTAATCCACTTTACTTGCTCCTTGTAGTGTGTTTCCTCTATTTTGTTTATTGGTTTGCCCTCTCTAAATTCTACTATTTTTCTTATAATAGAATAAGGCTCATTCTCACTACTAAACACAAGCCATTTAATGCCGTGCTTCATAGCGTATAGTGTCATTAGGTATAAGGACTAGAGATGTTTTTCCTACGTTTGCGTGTCCTAGTATGATATTAAAATCTCCATACTTAAACCTAAAGTGTTCATCAAGTCTAGGAATACCCAAGCGGAGACCTGTTTTCAAAGTCCCTGCTCGGTATTCGTCTAACTTCTTTATGTGATTGTCTAGCTGTATAAGCATTAGAAAGGCAAGTCTGCTTCTCGGTCAGGAGAATGTTGTGCTGTTGTTACTTCCTTTGACTTCTGTACTTCATAAGTGTTAAGCATTGAGTACAATCCTTTCTCACTTTTAGCTATCGTAATTGGAATAGAACCACGCTCATTTACGTTTGCTCTATTTTGGTTAATCCAATTTATCATCTCGTCTGCATTTATTTTAATGTCGCAAACTATCCATTCCTGTTTGTTGTCGAATATTCTCAATCCGTCTACCCAAGTTTTAGTCATAATATTTATTTTTATCCGTTAAACACGTAGTTTTCAAATGTACGTGCTAAATTTATTATTTCAGTTGTATTTATTTCTTTCCCTGCATACAAGTCAGTTGCTCTATTTAAGCTGCTTTGTCTTATAATGTATCGTTGTACATCATCTTTAGGATTAGAATAGTTGTTTTTAGGAGCAGGTGCTACGCTGCTTTTCATTAGTATTTTAGCCTTGTTTTTATTTTGGTCTAAATCATACTCAACCTTCATCCCCCTTCACTAAATGTCAATTCTTTAGGAGAATAAACATTAGGGTTATGTCCGTTAGCGAATGTTACTGTGTATTTATTCATAGTAACTCCGTCAGGTAGTCTGAAACTTTCGCCTTTTACTACTGTTTTTACTTTACTCGTATATATCATTTGTCATTATTTGTTGTGTAAGTAACTCTATTTTTGCTTCAAGCATTTCTACTTTTTTTCGTAATGCTTCGGCTTCTGCTTCTCGTAGCCGTAATAAATCCTCATTATATGTCATAAGGCAAACTTACAAAAAATATTTTAATAAAAAAGGGCTAGTAATAAAACTAACCCCTTTTCGAACAAACATATAGAGAACTAACGAAGTGCTTCGGCTTCTGCTTCTCGTAGCCGTAATAAATCCTCGTTATATGTCATATGCCAAAGCTACAAAAAATATTTTAATAAAAAACATAAATAAACTTTATAAACATTTGGTTAATAAAATAAAAGCTGTATATTTGTACTAACAAAAACAAAGATTATGACTAACCTACAAGCGCAGGTTATACTTTAAACTTTTCAATCAACTCATTTAGGTCATCATTTGACAATTTAACTAAACCCCTAGCTTTTTGTTGTAACTTTTCTGCTGTACCTTCTCCGTACTCTTTGTCTAAATTAAGCCCAAAGGTGTACTGTTCTCCTTGACCAAATAAATTGCATTTAGGACATTGTACCTGTACGTTTACCTCATCCCATCTAGTTGCATAGTGTTTACGGCTCATAAAGTGTCCTGCGTGTAATCTACTTACATCATCTACTTTACCACAAGTAAAACATTCAGCTTTGCCATTGTTTGCAAATCTATTGCGGATGTATAGGCTGAACACACTATCTAGCTTTTTAACTATTTTGCTTCTAGTCATTTATCCATAGCTTGTAATAAAGACTTACCAATAGGCTCATTGATACCCTGTATTGCTTTATATATTTTTCTTGACATACGCTTTACTTCTTGCTTCTCGGTCTTTGTACTGTCGCTCCCAAGATTTGTATATAGGTTGCAATCTAATTCTAGTAGCTTGTCTATCTTCTGATTGTCTGTTAGTTGTTCTGCTAATATGTTTTCTATCATATGCCAAAGATAAGCCTACTTCTAAACATCTAAAAATATAGTTTTGAACACATATATACTAACTGCTATATAGTAGTTTTTATTTATAGTTATATGCTATATATAGTAGGTGTTATATAGTAGTTATATGTTATATACTTGTTATACTATATATCAATATTATATATAACTATATATATATATATATAACTATATATTATTTAGTAATTTTTTTGTATTTTTCAAAGCCTCTACTGCCAAAATATGCAACATAAACAGTAACTAAGAAGTGTTTTAAGAAGTTCTACCCATTCACTTCCTACTTTAAAAGGGCTATCACTACTATCTAAAATAACAAACAAAGTAGTCATAAATGTTAAGTAAAGTAATGTTAGTGGTCTAGTGTTTTTGGATAGCCAACTATCAGATGTCATATCGCTATCCCATCTTTCAGTAACCTGCTCCATTTCTAGTATATCCATTTTAAGCAGTTCTAACGCCTTTTCTTTTTCAAATGGGGATAAACTATTGTCTTTAGCTATTAAGTTCTTTAAAACGCCTAAAAAGCCCTTGTCGGGCAGTGTATGGGCTAAATTCTTAAACAGACCTTTCTCGCCTATTAGAAACTTACCTACTTTAGTATCTTTAAATGGTTTGCTCATAAGTTCTAAATTGTAACTGTATCAAAAACAAATATATGTTTAGTTCATTAAATGGGTAATCTGCATTTTTAGGATAGTAAGATATACCACCTATAAACGAAGTAGGGAATAAAGATATGATTGCTATGCTCAATATGTCCAAATTACTTCCTGTGCTTTGTCAGGGTCTATATCAACGTGTATAAAACTATTTCCTACTCCTATTCTGCTAAAACCTACATCTAAAAGGCAGTTAATTAAATTCAAATCTATCTGTACTCTTTTTACAAGCTATGTCTACTGCAAGTCCTTTAAGATGGCTGCTTCCCATTTCTCAGCATCAGGCATTTTACCCCTACTTTTTCGTTGTGTGCAGGTGTTCTAAATCCACTATTTATGTGTATGGGTTTGTCGAACTTATCTCTCACTTCGTCTAGCATCTCTAGTAAAGTCTTGTCCATAAGCTGACCACTACCTTGAACATCAGGGCTATCAAACTCGCTATAATTAAAGTACTTCACTTTTTCTTTTTTAACTCGTACCACTTTTGAACAGTATAACCAATAGTAACTACTAATAAAAGTATTTTAAGGCTATCTTCTAATATATCCATTGTACTAACTGTAATAGCTGACAAATTTAATACGTAAAGTTTAAACGAGTTTAAGTCCATAATTAAAAATTTCTACCTGCAAAGGTGTGAACACCGTTACCTTCTACTTCTATCTCTTTAGATACCCAACCATAAGGATAGTCAATCTCTTGATTGCCTTCTTCATCAGTTTCAGTAATCTCTGATGCTCTCCATAGAACATCAACAGAATACATATCTGATTGTACACCCTCTGTTAGTAGTTCTCCATCTTCATCAAATGTAGGTTGCTCTGTAAAGATGTAACCCAATTTAACAACCGTATGGCTGTGCGAAGGGTGGCTCTCTCCATCTATATCGCTATGTGGTAAAGCAGCTATTCTTGTTTCTGCCAAATCTTGGCTTTCAAATTCATATTTGCGAAATATATATTTCATTGTATTTATAATTTATATTGTTGTTAATGCTTGTAATTCGCTATCGCTTAATGCTGTGTTGTAAACTTTTATGTCTTTGACTTTTCCGTAGAAGTCATTACTGCCATCTCCTAAATCAAACGCAAGTTCTTTCAATCCTGTTGGTGCGCTACCACTTGTATCGGTAGCTACTTGCGTACCATTTACGAATAATCTAAAATCATTGTCTTTATACACTACCGCTATTTTATTATAGTCTAAAACATCATAAGCATACGTTGTTAATGCTGCTAATTCGCTATTTGATAATCTTGTGTTGTAAAGTTTAACATCGTTTATAGGTTCAAATAAGTTACTTGCACCTAATTGATTTCCAACATCAATTCTATTACAAGCTGGTATAGTTCCACTTGTTCCAGTACCACTTATTATTAAATTTCCATCCATAAATAATGCGTAATCCCCATCTTTATATGTTGCAGCTATTTTATGGCTTCCAACTGAATTACCATAATCAGTTGTCGATTGTCCTAAAAATAAATTTCCGCTTGAATTTCTTATATAGTATTCTATTTTATTTTGTGCGGTAATATAAAAAACAATTCTATTAGTAGAACTTCCATCTGTTAAAGCTATAATTCTTCTTGTAGTATTTTGATTGATTAGTTTTTGATTAAAATCAACAAATATAGTTCCCTCTGTTTGTCCTATAACGCCGTCTGGTACAGTTTGACTTGTAGTTTCCGCACTCCTTGTTACAGTACTTCCTGATGTTGGTATATACGAGGTGGCGTAGCTTCCTTGTTCGATTTGTGCGCCATATAAGTAAATCCCACTTGTTCCATCTCCTGTATATGATTGTGTTGTTCCTGAAATAACGGGTTCAATATAAACTTCTTGATTAGTTCCCGACGTTGTAAAAGTAGTTGAACACCTATACCAACCATTACCATAATTTTCAATATTTCCTGTTCCGCTTGTTACAGCTTCAGTACTTAAATCAAAATAAGTTGCAGAACCACCATTTGTCAAGTTAATTCTGAATATACTTCTGCCTGCTGCTTTGACAAAAATACTCATTGTATGCGACAATGAAGCCGAAACAGTTATGCCTTGAAAATATAATGGGTGGCTTCCTGTATCTGTACTCTCTTTCAGTTTGTATGTTAATCGACCATCAGGCGAAGTTATAGCATCAGCTTCTAAAGTTGCTCTTGCAATATTCCACTCGCTTAAATCCTCACTATCAGTAATTAAATTCGTTCTACTCGGTTCAAGTAACAAATGCCCTTTAGTGTTGTTTAGAAAGTCAATACGTGGCTCGTCTACGCCTACTGTTTCGATTAAACCATCTCTATTAACCCTTGTAGCTATTGAACCCCTGTCAAAGTCAAAAGGTAGTGGTTTAAAGTTGTCGTTTTCGGCATTATACGCAAGTAGTGCTTCCTCTTTTGTTGCCCAATTACCGTTTCCTAAATTAAATGTATTTGCCATAATTAACTTGTAAGTGTTTCTAATTCGCTGTCTGATAGTACTTCGTTGAATACCATTAGTTGATGTATTTTAGCAAACATATTCTGTGAGCCATTTGTTGCTCTATTTTCAAAATTAACTCTATCTAAACCGCTTAAAGAAAATGTACCATTATTGCCTGTAACTCTAGTTCCATTTATAAAGCAATCTGTATCTCCGCTCTTATATTTTATAGCTATTTTGTTTCTATTAGTTAAGGTGTGTCCTGTTGAATTTAAAATGTAAAAGCTATTAAGTGTGCTACCAAACTCAAAACTAACCTTACCTGAAGTTGCGTTAAAATTAAAATTAACAAAACTTGTGTTTCCGTTTGAAAGGGATATTTTCCTAGTTGTTGTTCCTTCGCCTAATGCTTCTAAATCAACAAACAAAACACCCTCGCTGTCGTTAAATAAATTGGCATCGCCACCATTAAAACATCTGTCTTGCGTCCTTGTAACTGCTGCTGTTGTTGGTATGTAGCTTGTTGGATAGCTTCCTTGTTCTAATTGCATACCCCAAGCGTAGCCAGAACCTGCTGTCCCCGATGCTTGTGTTGAAGAAGATGAAGATGTAAAGTAAAAATCTATAAAAGATGCTGAACTTGTGCCACTAGCAAGTGAAACAAAAGAACATCTATACCAATCATTTGTATATGCCTCAATACTTGCGTTAACAATATCAGTTCCTGTATATATTACACTTCCGTTGTCTAAATCAAAAACATTATTTGAATTTGCAGGTGTTGTACCATTTTGTGAAAATAAGGAACGTATTATCGCATATCTTAAATCTCCTTTTTTAAGAAATACAGAAAAACTATAAGTAGTGCCATTTGTAACGCTTACTGTTTCCCTAAAATAATCTCCTGTTGATTGTAACGCTTTATCGGCGGTTAAACTACCATTTGGCGAAATAATATCATCAGTAATTATCCCCGAAGGGTTTTTGTAATCTATATAAGACAAGTCCTCACTATTTGTAAATTGATTAGTTCTAGTAGGCTCTAAAAGTAAATGTGGGTCTTGTGGGTTAGAAGGGTCATAGTTAAGTCTAGGTACGTCTGCCGCTACGGTTTCTATAAGACCATCTTTGTTTACTCTTGTAGCTTCGCCTTGTGGGTCTCCTGTTACTGTAAAATCTCCATCAGCAGTATTAGGCACAACAGAGTATAGTGTACCACTTTTGTAGCCACTAGGTATTTGTACTAAAGATGCCTTGTCGTATATCATTCTAATGTGTATTCTAAATCAGTAGCCATTTCTGTAAAGCTAACCCAACTTGTTAAATTTTCCAACTCTGCATCCGTTAATGCTTCTTTAAATACTGCAAGTTCTTTTATTTTACTTAAAAAAACATTTGTACCACCGCTTGAGGTTTCTAAATTTAAAGAAGACAATCCGCTAATTGAAAGCGTTGCATTACTTGTTTCTACTTCAAAACCATTTATCCATAAAGCTGTATCACCGTCTTTGTATTTACCTGCAATTTTGTGAAATAAAGTAATATCACCTGTTGTGTAAATTTCATCAACTTTTGTTGTGCCACCACCTTGTATCAGTAATCTTATTGTGTTTGAAGTTGTATGATAATATAATCTAACACTATTTCCACCTGTTCCATAAACTGTCATTTGTCTGTTAGCACCATCATCCGCCAAAGCGGCGCTATCAACATACAACACTCCTTCACTATCGTTAAACAAGTCAGCATTACCACTATTGTTTGCTACGTCAGCAGAGCGAGTGGTAGCACTTCCGCTGATTGTACAGCTTGTTTGTTGCTGCTGCATCAAAGTACACATCGCCAAACTCCCCTGCGTTAGCGTTTCCCCAATTGCTTTTGTGATATATTTCGTTTGGCATTTATATACTTTTTTAGTTTAACTATATTCTTACTTTTTGGTTTGTACATTCTCATAAAACCCACCCATTAAATAAACTATCTTTGTCAGGGTACACATCGTCATCAGAGTTATTGTTATATTCAGGGAATAAATTACTATTAAAACTCATATGGTCTATAAATCTTGTTGTATAGTATTCCGCTAGGTTTCTTTCTTTTTGTACTAGGAAGTCCACCTCATCTTTACTAGGTGTTTCTCCGTTCTCGCTTGTGTGCTTAAATAACCCACCATTCTTTAACTGATAAGCTGAATAAGGCAAATACTCTACCATAGCAAAATGGATAAGCATTGGCGCAAGATATTCATCTACAAGTGTTTGGTAATCGCCTGTTAGATTGTCCGCAATAATATCAGCTTGTAACTTATCGTATAGCTTACTACCTGTGTAGTTTCTTACGTGAATTTCCTGTGCTATCTTGATAAACTGTATAAACTTGTTACTGTCTACACTACCATCAATGATACTATTCTTAACAAGGTCTGTTCTGTTTATAAATAATGCTGTTGCCATATCTAGTTTTTAAATCCCATTTTATTCCAATAAGCAGCAGTATAACCTTTATACTTCATATCTTTAGGTGCGACAGGTACTTTTTGTGCGTTAGCTTCGGGCTTAAATCCTTGACTTTTAGCTTCTGTTGTACTAATTACACTACCTAGACTTTTAGAGCCTTCCTTACGTGCGTAAATACGTCTGAAACCATTTGTGGTTGCATCTCGCTCCGCCCTTGTATAACCATACAGAGTAAGTATCAGAACCACCCTTACCAAAACCTGCATTTACAACCTTTACTTGTCATAGCGTTTATATCTTCTTTACGATATACCTTTTTAGCACTTACCATTTTTTTGCAAAACTCTCTAGATGTGCCTTTAGTCTTTGCAGGATTGTACATATATCTAACTAAATATGTTTTGTCCTCTTGACCTTTTTGTTTAGACTTACCATCTTGTTTGCTTTCACTATATGGCTTGGCACTACCTGTACTAGCTAGATTAGTTTGCTCGTTTAACTCCTTAATCTTTTGGTTTAGGTCATCGTCATTGTCGTAGTCTACCTCTTGCTCGTCTATAACTTCAAAGTCCTTTAGTAGTTCTTCTTCATCTTGTCCTAAATCTATAAGAGCATCAGCAATATCTGTGTCTACAAATTTATCTAAATCACTTGCTAACTTTACACCTGTTTCTTCTTCTTGTGTTTCATCATCAACAATTTCTTTGTCAATTTCTATAAACTCTAAAGGTTGTAGTGTCTTGAAGTATAGGTTAAGAGATATATTATTATAAGCTAGTATTTCATCAAACGCTTCTATTAGTAAGTTCTGAAAAGGTTTAATAACCAAGTTCATCATTAGCTTTGTAGCTGTTTCTAACTCCTCTGCGTTGTTTCCAAGCCCTGTATTGTCTTTAATACCCAAAAGCATAGGAGATACTACCCTGTGCGCTACAAGTATCTTACGGCTGCTCTCATCGCTTAAAAACTGATATTGGTTGTGTGCATCACTTAATTGTACAGGGTCTATTGTAGCTGCTGTTTCAGGGCTGTCGTTAAACGATAGTATAAACTTACCTGCATTACTACTTCCTGAAAACTTATCATAGATACGTCTTTCTATTTGTTCTCTTTCTTCTGCACTAGGAGTACCTGAATTAAAGTTAATAAGCATACTAGGACTTAATCCTGATTGTATGTTATTTATATGAAGTTAGATATTTCTTCTTCAAGGTCTGCATATTGCAACCCACCTTGATAGTCAGGGGTGGCATAGTACTTGTACCCTGCTCTGTAAGGCTTAACGTAAACAATTTCGATAGCTTCATTACTCATACCAAAAGCAGGTATGCGCTTTACTTGGTTAATACGGTTGTATTTAGCCCAATCATTAGAGTAGTAATATGCTTCTATTTCTCCTTTATCGTTGCACTTTTCAGCAGCTAGTTGTTCAACAGGTATATGCTCAACCCTTGCTATCTTTTTTCTATCCTTACTGTAAATTACCTGCATACTACATTGACCAAACAATTTAAGGTCTGCACATAGTTTGCGTAAACAGTCTTTATGTAATAGTGTAATGGCTTGTGCGTAAGCATCAGGCTTTTTGTTGCTGTCAGTAGCATCTAATCCTTTACCGTATATCATTTCACTAATACCGTTTATAACAGCATTGTTTGTAGGGCTGCCATTGTAACGGTCTATTAGGTACTGAAAGTATGAGTTTTTATCTCCGTATGTTACAAATGCCTTACCCTTTTTTTCTTCAATAGTAGGGCTAACATAATTCGATAAACTTAAAGCGTGTATCATAATACTATATAATCGTTATTGTGTGTATCGTTTGTATCGTAAACGTCTTTATTTACATTATACCTGCTTTGTGTTACAGGTGCTTGTGCTGTACAAAACAATTTATCTCTATATACTAATGTGCTGCCATTTAAAACCTCTAGTGTGTAAAAGTGTCCTTCTCTAAATGGTGCGTTGCTGCTGCCAAATGTCATAGAAGCTGTTAAAAAGTTTTCATTGCTATCAACAATAGTAGATGCTGTAATTGTTTCAGACTTGTTAGTTTGTTCATCAGTAACAGTATATGTAAGCGTTTGAGTAACATACTCTGCTCTTGGTATATACTTAAATGTTTGTGTTTGCGATACTGATACAATCTTCATATAAGTATAACGATAAAAAGTGAGAATTTGTAATAAAAAAAGAGGGATGCTAATGCACCCCCCTCTATCATAATCAAAAAAAACTTATACTCTACGCAAATATATAAAAAATATATTAAGCAGGAGTAATAGTTGTAGCATCTACATCAGGCACAGTTGAGAAGAATGGCGGATTAACCTCACTAGCTGTCGCTGTAAGTGTAAACCCTTGTAAATCCCCTGCTGCTGCTCCTGTTACAATAGTACCACCTGTAACCTCTGCACCGTTGTCTTTTCCTACTAGCAAGTACTTTGTAGTACCTGTACCGTCAGGATATAGTTCAACAACATAGTGCGCTCTACCTCTGTTTAAGAGTTTTATCTCCTCTTGTGTTTCAACATCTAGGTTTTGAAAAGTAATATTTAGAGTACTTTCATAAAAAGTAGTTCCATTTTCTCTGCTCGATGTTACGCTTGTTTCTAAAGATGTTTGACCACCTTTTACTTCAAACTTGAAAAATTCAGTATTTCCATCTGATGGTAATGTTACCGTTCCTGATGAAGGGCTTAACGCTGCAATCGCTGCGCTATAATCAAGTATATATACATTTTTGATACCTGCATAAGCTGCCTTACAGCCTATACCTCTACCTTTTGTTATTGCACAACTCATATTTATTTATTTATTAAAAAAGGGCAGGTAGGATATACCTAACCCACCCTTTCTATGTTAGTTAAAATTATGAGTAGAGAACGATATCGCCTCTTACTCCGTATTGTACACCTGCTGTGTAACGCATCACAACTCTTACGTTTTGTGAACCATCTAGGTCAGCCATATCAATAACTTTAACTTCGTTACGGTCATCTAATAGACCTGTACCAAAGAATAGGTTAGATTTCTGTGCTGCAATTGCTGTGTTATCAGCAAGTCCTTTAGCTACAACAATGTTGATACCCTCAAAAGAAAGCTGACCACCGTTGTACCATTGTGAACCTTTGTTATCTGTACCTGCACCACCAATAGTAGCAACAAATCCACCTAAAGCACGTACATACGCTCTAGCAATGTTTGAAGATACATAAAGGTTTAGGTCTTCTTTTCCGTAAACAGTAGAAGGAATAGCATCTACAATAGCACCTAATTGTGCAATTACGTTTGTACTATCAACAGAAGCAGCAGTTACATCAGCACCACCGTCAGCAGTTAATAGAGTATCAAAACCATCAAAAGAACCTTCTCCTGTGCTACCTGACCAAATAGAAGTTTCAGTTGCATTAGCAACTTCAGCAGCTACCTGTGCGATAACGAAGTCAGAGAATAAAGGTGGCAATTCATCAAAAGCACTAAAGCCCATTTGAGCAGCTTCCCAATCTGCGTGTAATTCTTTCTTACAGATTTGTAAGTTTACTTGCAATTCAGCAGGAGTAAGTACTTTCTCGGTTAGTGTCATTGTAGAGGTGCTATCGTCAAAATCACAGTCAGCAGAGCGGACAAGATTTGCAAAAGAACCTACTTTCATAGCAGCTTTATACTTTACGTTAGGTAAAATAGTAACAGTTCCGCTATCTAGTGTATCAGCAGACAAAAGTGCAGCAGCAAGATATTTTCCTGCAAACTCTCCTGCGTAACTTGAACTTGTAATAGTTGGGTTTGGCATTTTATTTAATTTTAATTGTTAATTTTAGACATTACTTTATCGAGTGTTGTTTGCTTTCTGTTTTGTGCAAACTTTACACCAATATTGTTATTTTTTTGTTCAGGGTTATGAGCAATAGGCTCGGCAGCAGGTTCAGACAATTCCTCTTTTACTTCTTTCGGTAATTCCTCTGATAATTCTACTTCTGCTTCTTCGCTCATTTCTTCTTTCTTCATATCCTCAATCATAGCTTTGATTTCAGATACTGCTTCTGCTAGTTCTTCTTTAGTAACATAACCCATTTCTTCTTTTTCTTCTTCAGCCTCTACTTCAGCTTGTTCGTCTAGGTCTTTGATTTCAGCAATAATGCCTTCTTCTGCTACTACTAGCATCTTACCGTCTTCCATAGTATAATCGCCAACAGGCAGTGCTACTTTGTCATCTTCAGTAATTATAAATATTTCTTTTCCTGCTTCAAACGCTTCTGCTTCTAACACAGTACCGTTGTCTAGCTTTGCAGTTGCTAGTTCAACCTTTTCTTGGCTTTGCTCAACATCATTCACAATGTCAGTAGCTTCTTCGCCTAGATAGGTTTTAATCTTATTTAACATTTCGGTTGCTTTCATATAACTATAACTATTTATTTTTTTAATAGTGTTTTCGCTAATAGGTTTACCTTGTGCTAATTGTTGCGCTCGTATCTTACCTACATCAGTTGCACATTTGTTGTTTATTTCTTTGTTTAGGTCTATGCCTCTTTGTGCGTTGTTTTTTACTGCATCAGGATAGTCAGAGTAGCTTTCCAATTCTTCTTTCTTGCCGTCTTTATAGCGTTTGTCATCTCTTACAATTCTACGTATATAAGATAGCATCTCCTCTGCTTCTTCTTCTTCAAAGTCATTTAAAGGCTCTTTAGGTCTTTCCATCTTGTCTATGAAGTACCCCTCTATTGAGAAACCTTTTACTTTACCTGTTTTTACATAGTCATTCCAAACTTCGTCATTGTTTACTTTGACTACACCCATCCAAGTACCCACAGGCACGTTTAAGCCATACTTCCTAGACTTATCGTGTGTTTCATCTTCTACTAGCCAACTCTCTACTAGCGTAAGCCCATTTAGGCTGTGTTGGTGTTCTAGTGTGCTGTATTTAACTTATTTTACATTTTTAAGATACCTGCTTAATAAAAGAAGTTATATTCCTAATTTCTTCTTCAGCTTCGGATATAATGTCATCTATTTCGTTATACCCTTTTATTGCTTTAGCATCTACACCTAAATCTTTTGCAGCTTTTTCTGCTTTAGCTTTAACTTGATTTGCTTCTTGTACTCTTTTTTGAGTTTCTTTTTGTGCTTGTTTAGCATCTCGGATAAAATCATCTAAATCTGCTTTTGCCCTTTTTACTTTTTCAAACTGCACATCAATATCTCCCTCAATACTTCGTAAAGATTGAAATTCAGATATTAACCTATCCAACACCTTATCAATATCTTGCTGCATATTTAACTCCACCTTTTCAGCAGATAATTCTTCTTTATGTATTTGAGCAATCTTGCTCATTGTGTTTTTATTTGTTTTCATAATATATATTATACTTTACCTATTCCTTGATTGATTAATTTACCTTTACAGCATTTAGTACTGTAAGTGTCTTTGTCAGCACATAAACATCCACGTTTACTACTTTTAGGGCTTGTGTGTGATGGTGTCAAAAATCTCTTTAACATTTGCCTTGTCCTTTATATTTTTTTTTATAGTTCTTACTGCCCTTTATGCTACTCATTTTTGTTTTAGCGTGTACACCCTTACGTCTTACTTTAGGTTTTATAACCTTTGCTGTGTCTAATTTTCTAGGCATTACAATAAGTCTAATTCTTTTAGTTTGCTTTCAGCCCATCTCTTTGCAGCTTTACCACCCCACAACAAGTAGGATATAGTACCACAAGCTTTAGTATCTCCTTCATCGTAATACTCCTCTGCTCTTGACAAATAAGAGTACATACGTTTAATAGTGTTTTCGCTAATAGGTTTACCTTGTGCTAATTGTTGCGCTCGTATCTTACCTACATCAGTTGCACATTTGTTGTTTACCTCTTTGTTTAGGTCTATGCCTCTTTGTGCGTTATTCTTTACAGCATCAGGATAGTCTGAATAGCTTTCTAGTTCTTCTTTCTTACCGTCTTTATAACGTTTGTCATCTCTTACAATTCTACGTATATAAGATAGCATCTCCTCTGCTTCTTCTTCTTCAAAGTCGTTTATAGGTTCTTTAGGTCTTTCCATCTTGTCAATGAAGTACCCCTCTATTGAGAAGCCTTTTACTTTGCCTGTTTTTACATAGTCATTCCAAACCTCATCGTTGTTTACTTTGACTACACCCATCCAAGTACCCACAGGTACGTTTAAGCCATACTTCCTAGACTTATCGTGTGTTTCATCTTCTACTAACCAACTCTCTACTAGCGTTAAACCATTTAGGCTGTGTTGGTGTTCTAGTGTGCTGTTGTTCTGATTGCCTTTCATAAGGTACATTTCAGCAGCCTTACGGATAGTGTCTTTAGAGAAGTAAATATAATACTCATCTTCTCCCTTACGCCTGTATATAGGTTTATTAGGAATAAGCAAAGCACCTACTAATAGTTGTTTGTCAACTTCTGCTAGTTGTACTTCTTCATTTTTTAGTGCAACAAAGTCCTCCTCAATGGCAGGGTTTTCTACAATAGAGATAGCCTCTATACCCTCTACACTATTTTCATCTAAAATAAGTTCGACTATCCTCATATAACTATAACGTTTATTTTTTATATTTTACTATATTGATGCGCCCTCTACTATATTACGCTCTAAACTTTGTGCAGTTGTTACATCTTGTGATGTTACAAACGCTTTAATAGGTCTTTCGTTTTGACCTGCTATTGTTTCTGCTAATTGGTTTCCTGCTCCTGCTCCTACTAAATTAAATGCAGGGGGTTGTGGTGCGCTTGGTCTACTTGGTGCGCTTACGCTTGGTGTACCCCCCCCACCTGCTACTTGTGGTGTTTTGGTAGATGTAATAGCTTTAACGTTTGCTAAACCTGCTACTGTCGCTGCTGCTGCTGCTGCAAAACCTAATGCAGGCCCTACAATAGGTATCATTGACAAAGATGAATAACTTTGCTGTGCGCCCTGATAAGTAGTAATTAACGCCTGTGCTACTGCTGCTGCCTTACCTGCTGCTGTTTCTTTACCTAAATTAGCTGCTAAACCTGCTAATCCTTGTTGAGCATAAGCGAGTTTTTGGTCTTGGGTCATTTTAGCCCACGTAATCTCATTATCAGCAGCTTGTTCGTTTAAGCCATTTATTTTGCCATCAAAGTCTTTTTTAAGAGCAATAAGCATTTCATTCTTTTGTGCTTCGTCTGTTATCTCACGCTCTATAAGTAGCTTTTTAGCGTCATAGTCTTGTTGTAGTTCTAGCCTTTCTATCTCACGTTCTGACTTTCCTATAAGTGCTAATTCATTTTGTAAGTCTGTTTGTTCTCTTAATAGTGAGTTAGTGTTTGTTTGTTGCTCACTTCTAAAGCCTGTTATTTGCGCCTCAATACCTGCCTGTTCGTTAAGGGCTTCTTGATAGGCTATTTGTAAGTCTATATTCTCTTTGTTTTTAGCTAGTTCTGCTTCTGCTTGTAATACCCTAGCATTAGCATTAGCCATCATAGCCTTTTCTTGTTCGTCTAGTAGTTTCCCTAATTCCTCATTAGCTTTTATACGCTCCTCAAAACTCTTGCTTTCGTCATCTCTTGTTTGTCGCAATTGTTCAGCTTGTCTGTCGTATTTCTCAATTAACCCCTGATTGGCTGCTTCTGCAAGTCTAGCTGTTTTTTCTAGTTCTACATTTGCTGCTGCAGCTTTGCCTGTTTCTTTAACATATTTAGTAGTTGCTTTTACTGCCTTTGTTACACCATCTGCAACCTTGTCAAAAGTACCCTCTACACCTGTGTATATCTCGATATATTCCTTACCTGCATTTTTTACATCATCTAATGCACCTGCAAAATCCCCTGCAAATACTTTTTTAACAGCACTAGCAATAAATCCTAGAGTATCTAAAAAACTTTCAAACCTTTCTATGATATTCTCCTTGACTAAATTGCCAAACGTTTTAAGAGAACCAATAGGGTCTTCAAATATAGCTTTAAAAAAATCTGTTACTACACTAGCATTATTTATAACAAAATTGGCGAAGTCATTAAACGCAATAGATATAAACTCAAATGCTGTATTAAACGCATCTGCTACTACTTGGTTTTGTTCAAATATTTCTTTTAGCTTGGCAAAGGCAGCAATAGCCAAACCAATACCTGCTGCTTTTAAAGCATTACCAATACCTCTTACACCTCTTGCTGTGTCTTTAGATGCGCTTTCAACTCCCTTTAAGCCTTCTTCTGTTTGCTTATTACCTTTAGCTA